TGTCAGAAACAACCTTTACTAATATTGTAGAGGGTTCAGAAACTCCTGAAATAAACTTTGGAGCTAACCTTGGTACATCACTAGCTAGTGTAAAAGAATACAGACCAATATGGATTAAGAAGATTCAGTCTAAACAGGCTGAAAGAGGCGAGTCTTGGATACAGTTGTATGAGTTGATAATACTTATTCATAATTTTGTTCATCTTAGCAATGTAAGAATTGACGACTTGACAGTAGTCTGGGAGAAGCCTAACTTTGCAAGCGTTAAGGAACAAGCTGAAATAGTGAATGCCTTTGCTAAGGCTATGAGAGAGTTCAAAGAAGCAGGACTTGTGACAGATGAAGAGATATACAACACGCTGAAGAAGTTGAATATAGTACAACTTGCTACTACATATGCAGAACACGCAAAAGAAATGAAGAGGATACAAGATGAAGAAGACGCCAAAGTCGCTAAGCAAGAGGAAGCTAGAGCACAGGTGGCTATCGAAGCTAACAGCTCGGAAGATAATGATCCTAGTTCTAAACAGAAAGAAGATTCTACCTCTTCTTAAAGAAGAGTTAAATGTACAATATGCGTTTTTTGATAAGCGTCAATCTTTAATGGACTCTTTAAGGAAGTTTGCAGACAAAGGACAATTACACACTGTTCCAACTCATCTGCTTAGTAGTCTTCCAGTTGATCTTAGAGTGTTATATGAAGAACCTTGGCGTAAGCAGATAAAGTTAAAAATAACTGTACTAAAGATAGCTATGCTTAGAGTTTATCAGAAGGAGTTTGACCATGCCTAATGAAGAAAGGACTGTAATAACAGAGGACATGGCGAAGACAGGAATTCAGCTGTCTCTAAGGTCTTCTATTCTAGTATCATACAAAGGTTCTGGAATTGATAGCATTGACTATGTTGTTGTTGGTAACAAAGAAGCTCACAAGGAGTTAATAGGTAGTGCAGCTAGTGTCTATGAGTTTGTAAATACCATAGCTCTAGGACCTAATAATATGGCACAGCTCGACCCTTGGACAAGTATAGAACTTACAACAGAGTGGGCTGAGTCCTATGCAGCTGGTGTGAATAAAACTCCAGCACCAATGTACTTAGCTGGGCATGCCAATGAAGGAACTCACTATAAGATGAGAGCAATTCCTGATGGTTATGTAACTGGAGCAAGAGTAAAGGGTGACAAGTTGTATTTACGTAACTCTATTCCGTTGTCCGGTACTCAAGAGCATATTGAGCTTATTAAACAGACAGCTAGAGAGATAAAAGCAGGAATGCTTAGCACGTCTTCAGCTGATTTAATCAAACTTAGTATTGAAAGAGACCCTGTTAATGATACAGCAACGTATAAGGCAATGGAGTCTTTGAAGGGAAGAAGTAATGCTATTGTAGAGTATGATCTTACTGGTTCTATAGCAGAGATTATTGCAACAAACTTTAAATCAGGTTCTAGTTACGTAGAGCCTAAAAATAATGAAGGAGCAAGCAAGATGGAAGATACAGTAACCGCTACACAGATGTGTATAAGCATGAAAAACCAGCTTGATACTGGGAAGTTCAGCATAGCTGAAGTTGAACAGCATCTTGGACTCACCATCTTAACACAGGCAAATAAGCTTGCGCTTAAACGCCTAGAAGATGTTGAGAATGGGCTTGGTAAGCCCGTAGATGCATTCTACAAAGAGTATCTTGAAAACGAAGAGAAATCGTTTCTTACTCTTAAAGATGCTAAGATCAAGGATAAATTTAAGTCCAATGATCTTGTAGAAACAGCTACAGAGCTGTTTAGTCTTAAAAAAGGTTCTGCTTCTGAAATAGATGCAGAAGTGGAAAGGATTGCTGCATTTAAGGTTTTTGCTACACTTCGTGGAAATGAAGCTGGTAATATTGGTGCATCATTCAGTGCTGGTGGAGTTAATGAAGTAATTAACAACACTGTGATGGAGGGTTAATCATGACAAGCGCAAAAGTTAACTACAGCTTCGACGAAAAGTATTTGAGTGTTACACAGGTTCTTGTAACAAACAATCTTGGAAGAGCCATAGAGCACAAAGAAATTGTAGCTCTCGACGGTTTTGTAGGTGAAGCCACAGACTTTGATGGTATTGCTGATGGAGCTTCCGGCTACATTAACGTGTATGACCAGCGTGAAGTAGGAACTACACAGATAAACATTACAGATACCTTTGTTGTAGGCTGTAATGTGTTCTTCGTTCCTGGAGGTAGTTCTGCTGCTGGTACGCTTAGAGCAGGGTACATTGCTACTGGCTTCCCTATTGGTATATGTACTGCTGTATCACCAGCCGTAAGCATTTATTTTAAGCCCTTTGCACAGAAGACGAACGGAATCAGACAGACTGTTGTTGAAGTTACAACAGACGCTGCTACAGCTCATCTTGGTGTAGCTGGTATTCCAGTTGGAGCACAGATTCTGGATACTTCTGTAATATGTAAGGCTACTGTATCAAGTGGAACATTGACTCTTGAACAGGCAGGTGGAACTGATATTGTAGTTACTGGATGTGCAACAGCTAACGCCGTTGTAAGAGCAACAACTTTTGCTGCTGATACTGTAGTAGGAGCTGGTGGACTGTATATCCTTGGCTCTGGTTCTACAGTTCGTGGCGTTATGACAATAACTTGGAGGTAACAGAATGGGTGATATAAACTTTATTTCAAGAGAGACTCTTGCAAATAAGTTCATGGAAGACAGACTTGCTGGTAGACAGATTGCTATCAGTGATCCTGTTGAACTTGTGAGAACAGTGTTTGGTTCAAGAAGACCTTCAAGTGGCTCGATGCTTGATGAATCTATCTTGTCTGCACTTAACAATCGTAACTCTGTAGGACGAAATGCAGGTATAGTTCTTAATGGTGTAGCTCAAAATGGCTTTGACGTTTCATTTAAAGGTCGTGGAACTGTAATGGAACAGATAAGAAGAGGTGTGTTTTCTGGATCAACAAACACGCTTAACGATAACTGGAACGACTTGTTTGATGCTGTAAGGTTTGACCTTACACTTAGAAAACAGGCGCATCCCACTGTTCGTCAGCATATCTTCAATGTTATTGACATGCCAGGAGCTACAAAGGACGTAAGACCTTCTGAATTATTCCCTTATGCAGTAGCATTTGAAGAGCACAATGGAGAAGGTCAGTCAGTAAGGCTTGGAGCTAATGTTGGAGGTCAGTATAACACTATTCCCATGAAAATCTATGCGGCTGGTTTTGTATGGACTCTTCTTGCAAAGTTATTTGATATGTCTTATGATGTAACCCGTCTTAATGATGGCGTTGCTCTGGCATACTCCGCTAAACAGGATGACCTGGCTCTGTCCACAATTATTGGTGGAACGTATACAGGAACTAAGGCTACCGTTGCCTCTACTGAAGGAGACAGCAGACAAGAAAAACTGTGGAATACAGTGTTCAATGCGGTTACTGCCCTTTGCGCACGTAAAGACCCTGTTACAAAACGCCTTATAACAGGCACAGGAATGGTGCTGATGGTTTCGTCTGAAGATGCGAGACGTTACAATCTTATTGGAACGCTTCCTTCAGATAGAAATAAAAACTATCCTAGAATACCTGGTGTTGATACTGTTGTAGGTTACGATGGTGAAACTATTGCTATGCCTGATGGTGACATTACGTATACTGGTTGCACGACTGGGACTGGATACTTGATCAAGAAAAACAGATACTTAAATGTTATCAAGAAAACAGGCTTGATCACTGAAATTGATGACACTCCGGACGTAAAAACGCTTGCTCAGAAGGAACAAGCGTGGTTCTTCTCAGAAGGTTTAATGTATGAAGAGGGCATTGACTCTTACGTACAGAAAGTAACTCTTCCTTGGTGATAGCTTAATCCTGGGCTTCTTGTTCTTTATTCACTTACTGGTACAGAGATAGTCTTCTCTGTACCTTTTTACAAACTTACATAAGCATGTAAGCTTATAAAAAGGAGATAGTAATGACTGCAATAGACAATTTAAGACGCTTCATGCGGCCTAACTATCAAGACCCTAGTGATGAAGCATTATTAGCTGCTTATATAACAAAGTATACTTATCCTGAATGTGCTGCTAGTGCACTGTGGGAAGAACTAGCTGGTTCTTATTCAGCTACAAAACCTTCCATAGGTGAAATAACTACTGGAGCAGAAAAGTTTAAGTTTTACTCACCTGTAACAGCCCAACAGTCTGCTATGTCAACAGCTAGTATGTATGCTAAGCGTTGCGATGCACTTAATAATAATCTTGGTTGTGCTATACGTATAACCAAGTCCCCTGTGGCTGGAATACCAGGTAAGCCATATGTCTAATAAGCTTATGCTTGATGCAGTAAGAAATGCTATTAAGGAGCGCATTGAAATAAATCCAATTACGCTTGTAGCTCTTATACGGCCTAGAAAAATTAACTCTCAAGGTATATCTGTTGAAGATATAACACAGGATGCTGTAAAAACAGAGCTTGGAATTGTTTCTGTATCAAGAAGAAACATTCCGGATAGAATAGTAACTAACGCTGAAACACCTTATGACTATTTAGACAGCTACTACTTAATAGCAGAGTTTGATGCTTCCTGGCTAAGAAAAGGATTAATATTTTTTATTGGTAACGAGCGATTCAGAACTAAACTTCCAGAAGATAGGATGATGTTTGGGGATGTAGCATATAAACTTTGTGGCTTAGAGTCTATGACTAGCCACAACTTGAGTGACTTTTAAGAGGTGACAGCATGGGAATGAAGCCAATGGTTATGATTGATGAAGATAACACAGAAATAGTTAATGACATGAGTAAGATTAAAGTAGTGCTTCCTAAACATGTAGACGGTAACATTATGACATTAACAACTAAAGAAGCATTTGTGTTAGCTTCTAATATACTTGTAGAGTTGAGATTGCACAATGGGTATTAGAGTAACAATAAAGGGTGCCGCTACATCTAAGAAAGTAATCGTTCAAGAATTTGGAGCACGTAATAGACAGGCTTACGACATATTTGCTAGATACTCTAATATTATAATGACTTATTTTGTTAATGTTCAGACTTCTAAGGCTAAGGGTGACAAAGGTAAGACTGGGGCAATGTTCTGGGGAAATAGAACACACGATGCAGCTAACGCTTTCCAAGCTAAACCTTGGATGTTTGCTGGTAGAAGAGTAGGACTTACAATGTTTAATACTATATCTTACTCCCCTAGTTTGGAATCAAAAAAAGAGTACAGGTCTTTACAGCCTCTTACGGAGGAGTTTGAACCTCAAATTCGACAAGAGTTAAAGAACATATATGGAGACCCATCATAAGGAGGGGCAGGATGAGACTAAACGCTATAAAGACTGTCCTTGCTAGAGGCTCTGTTAAAAACATTGTTCTTGCTGGAAACTTAGAGATATACCCAGAGTTACCTTATATACTGTTATATGATGATTATCCGTTAAACTCTTATTACACAGAGGACAACACAATAGACCCGTTTATTGTTGAAGTAGTTTTTCCAGCTGGATATACAGACGAAGTAACTAAGTACGTAGAAGAAGAGGTTATACAGCTTCTAAGTAGGAAAGTGATATACGATGAAGAAGAAGGCATATATTTTCAAGTGTATCCTACTTCTAATATTACTAAGCTAAGTGAGCCTAATGACGATAGGGCATTGTCTAAAGGTAACGACACAGGGACACTTAGCAAAGAAAGAAGATTCTTTACGCCTCGTAGAGGTTTATGAATAACGTCTCTAATAAGAGATAAGTTTAATAAGCATGGTGACATGCAATGGAGGAGATTATGTCTTATGAATTTGATGGAAAGACTATTTTTTCTGTCGAAGGTTCTCGTTGGAGACGACTTAACCCCGATGGTTCTTACCCTGCTGTAGACAATCAGCTCGGTTTCTTAGGAACTATTGACCTTAGTGGTCTTATTACAACTGATGTTCTTTCGTACAGACTTGGTGGTTCTGGTGCATTTACTAATGTCATCATTGACCTTACAGATGTAGGAGTTGATAACGAAGCTGCTTCTGTAGCAGAAGTTGTTATAGCTTTGAACCTTGTTACAGGATTTTCAGATGTATTCACAGCATCAGCAGATACTGTTACAGGACGGTTGAAGATTGCTGAAAAAGCAGTCACAGCTAACTACCTTGAGTTGAATGGTAATGTAGCTATTACACTGATGTTTGGATCATTCCCAGGAGCAAGTGCAGGGTTCGGTACTCACTGGGTAGACTGTTTTGATGATCAGGGTGCTGTAGGCTTGCCTAAAGAGATCAAAGACTTTGAAGAGATTGAAGTTGAAAATGGTGATGGTAGTACTATCAGCATGGTAACATCAGCTCTGCTTAAAGGTCTTAATCCTTCGCTTGCATTGTCTGATGAGAAGTATGAACTTAAACAGCTTATTATGGGTGGTGATAATGATCAGTCTGTAACAGGAGTTCGCAACAGATACACACCGCCTACTACAAGCCAGGTCTATCTTCCAGCGTTTGCTGGAGAGGTATTTGGTGCTACCTATGACAAAGGATCAAACAGAAGAGGTTCCATGTATGGCTACAGGAGGATAAACCTTAACAACTGTACAGGTATCGAAGGTGACGTGAGTTTAGAAGTTAAAGCCTGGGCAACATACCAGTTTAACATCCGTGTAAGAGAATTTGTGCTTGATGGTGTTAAGTATCCTGGCTACACCGAGGACGACTTGACTTTCGCACAGTTCACAGCTCTTGGAATAACATTTGGTTAAGGAGATAGGGAGCTATTGCTCCCTTATTTATTATGAACAAACAGGATAAAATTACTACAGATAAACTTGATACAAGAATGGAAGCTATAAAGGGTGTATTAGACGCTAATACGGAACATGTTATAATTGCTCCTTGGTCTGGAGTCTCTATTCCTGTTACTGTAGTAATTTTGTCGTCTGTCTCATTGAACTCTTGTGGAGAGTTTTCTACTGTATCCTTGAAGGACGAAGCTACTGATAATGTAGCTCCTGATATAATGGCTATCCTTAAAATTAAGAATATACATGAAAATATTCTTAAACTTTGCTTAGTAAGCCCTACTTTTGAAGAGCTACATAGCTATGTATTAGGTAAGGATTTTGTCAGCATAAAAAAGAAAGAACTACACGATCTTAGAGAAAGGCTGAACGAAATAGAGGATGATCAAGATAGAAAGGAAGTCTCTGATTACATAGAACGGATTAACATAATGTTGAGCTTTCTTATACCAGAAGACTTTATGACATATATAGTTGGATACCAATTACAGAACGAGCGAACAGACATTGACAAGGTAAGCAGAGAAATGTTGTTACAAGCTGGATTGCTGGCTGATAAGTACAAGGCAAGACCTTCAAGTTTCTTAAACGGTGTATTTATAGATAAACAACTTGTTGATATAGACGTTGCGGCTACACACGTAGCAAACGAGTATAGAAGTATGCAAGGCATAGATAAAGGAACAAGCAAGTTCAAGTGGATAAGAGGAAATAGACGTAAGGAGTCTAAAAA